GATTTTTAATCCATTCTTCTTTTAATTTGTTGTATTGTTTTCTTCTTCTCATTCTATCCCTTTCACATTCCATGCAACACCATCCAGAACTACTTTTATTTATTCCTCGATTACATATTCCATATTGTCCATATTTTCCAGTTGTATCATAAGGGTCATAATCATCATCTTCATCAGATAATTCATATTCTGGAAATAGATCATCAAAGATGCCCATAATATAAAATATATATATTTTAATTTTAGATTTCATATTTGGATATGGAAATTATTTCAGTTGTGAAATATGATAAACTTAAAAATAAAAGTTTTAAAAAAATAAAAGTTTTAAAATATGTAAAAAATTTCAGTTGTGAAATATTAAAAACAATCAGCATAAACTCCAGCAACATCACGCCAACCTAATTCTTTTTTTAAATTTGTTTTAACATCTTCTTCATATTGTTTAATTTGTTGTTGTTCTCGTTTTTTTGCTTTTCTTGCTTTTCTTATTGTTTCATATTGTACGATTGCTTCGAATTGTGCTTGTTTTAATGCTTCTTTAGATATTTGTGCTTGTATTGGTTTTGGTTGTGTTTTCGGTTGTGATTTCTTTTTAATTCTTTCTTCTGTTTCTTCCATATCTAATAGTTTTTTTTGTTTCATTAAATCATTATATTTTTTTTCTTTTGCTTTTTCTTCTTGTTTCTTTGCTTTATTTTTTCCACTTTGTTCCCTTGCATATTTCATTCGTTCCCTCATTTTTTGTTTTTGTTCTTCTGTATAAACTCTTTTTTTTCTTGGTTTTCCATTTTTATTTAATTTAATTGGTTTTTCTTGTTTAATTTGTCTTGGTGATGGTGGTTCTGTTTGTAAATCTTGATCTTTATGTATTAAAAATTCATCGGGTTCATTATTTGTTTTTAAATCATCATCATAAATAAAATTTGGATTGGTTTCACCCGTTTCTTTGTTTATTGGTTCTTCTGATAATTGTGGTATTTCTTTTACTTCATCATCGAATATAACTTCATGATTTATTGGTTGCTTATTAACTACTAAATGCTCGGTGGTTTCTGTAATATCAGATACATCCATATCGGGTTCATCGGTACAAACATAATCATCATTTTCATCTATGAAATTTAAATCTAATTCGGGTGGTAAATTATTCATATATATTAATACAATATATAAATAAAATATAAATAAAACTATTAAATAAAAATTAATAAATAAAATAATCTAATAAATAAAATAAAATAAAATTAAACTGGTTTTTGTCTTATATATAAGGTTACAATCGTTTGACCAGTTAATGATTCAGCAAATTGTTCGTTGATATGACATAAAGAAATATCAAAACTAGATATATTTATTTCATTACTGTTATTTAAGTCCATAAATAATAAAGTATTTGGTTCATAATAAATTCTTCCTATTGTATCTTGTCCATCAAATCGTGGAACATGACCAATTATAGTTGATCTGTTTCCTTGGAATGCATTCATTGATTGCTGGGTTAAATTTTCTAGTTTAACAAACATTGATTTATTGGTTACTAATAATGGAACATTGCTACTTGTAAAAATTCTTGTTGATGTTCCGTGTGTGCTTCCGTCTCCATAAGTTACATCTGTTGTTGGAGTATTTGATACAAACCCTAAAAAATATGATGTATTTGCTCCAATCGATGGAGAATATATATTGCTTGGTTTTGTAATTAATGCATTGCTCAAATCAATAATCCCATTGTCTTCATCTAATCCTTTATAAACTAAATAATTTTCTCTTCCTTCTTCAGCATTATCATTCCATATTCTTGTTTCTAATTCTACAGCATATTGTAAATTGTTTTTACCTTCTACACTATTATACCAACTAGAATCTGATTGACTTATTTCCCATCCAGAAAATGCTGGATCATGAGATTGCACCCCCGTATATTCTAAAACTTCTAATGAATTTGTTTCTTCTAAATTTGGATCTTCTAAATATAATACTGGATACATATTCCAAGTTGATTGACATATTGCTTTTAATTGTTCATCATTTCCTTTTGTTTCATCATATTGATATAATGTTGTTACACTTGCATCATCTTTAATTAATTCTATAACTATTTGCTGACCTTTACATTGGAAAACGACTTCTTGATAATTTTGTGTATTAGTTGATAAATCATAATCTACAATCAATGGAGTTAATTCACGAGAACATATTTTTTTATCTGCTCCTTCAGTGCTGTCATAAGGTGTATGATATACTTTTAATAAATTACCTTTTCTACAAACTAAATAATCATAAAAACCAAAAAATTTATTCGGTAAATCTTCACCACTTTTTATTCTGGAAAAATAACTTGGTCTTCTTACACCCGTTAAATCGTCAGTTTGATTTACATAACGAGATAAACCAACCGCCCATTCTTTATTTGCTTCATTAGCATTCGAAAAATTAACTTTTAAAATACCATCATATAAAGATATTGGATATTGTGTTAATATTGCTGCTTGTGGTGTTCCTCTATCATTTGGTGCTCCACTTGTAAATAATCCGCTTTCATAATTCCACGATTGATCATAAATACCATCATTAATAAAATCATTCATATCTTCAGCAAAATCGTCTGTTGGAATTGTACTAGTCATTGATGTATAAAAACCATAATTTATTTTAAATCCTTTAAATTCTCCACTTGTATGTTGGTCTAAATCTACAGATGATAAAAATCTTAAATTTGGATGATATATTTGTTTTCCAATTTGTTTTCCCATTTCTTTTTTCAGTTCTGAAATGCTATATGTTCTAACAGTATTACTATCTAGATTTGTTCCAGTAAATGTATCTACTAAAGATGTTTTAATTGGAACTGCTGTTGAGTTTGTTTGTATGGTTGCATCAGAAGTATCTGGAGCAACTTCATTTAAATCTTCACCATAATATTGATATAAAATACGGGAATCGGTGCTTAAAGAAATAGTTCCTTCTAAAGCATATTTAACACTTTGCAAAGCAACTTGAGCATTTTTAGGTATTTTATAAGTTGATGATAAACCATTTCTAAAACTAAAAGGTTTATTAATATTGTTGTTGGTCTCCGAATCTAAATCTTCATCTGCTTTATTGCTACAAACGATTAATGACATTATATATATATTATGTATATTAAAAAAAATAATTAAAAAAAATATATTAAATAAATATATAAAAATGACTACTAAAAAAAAAGTTACAAAAGTTAAACCAATGAATGAAAATATTCCAACATACGAACGAACTGCTGATATTATAGTTCCAAAAAAAGTTAATCATGATATTAAACCAAAAGAAATATTTGAGGGGATCGATGATAAACCTAAAAAGAAAAAGACAACAAAGAAAACAACAAAAAAGAAAAAGAAATATTAACAATGTTTTGATCCGCTTAAGGTTCTTCTTCACTTTCTTCTTTAATTTTTTTTAAATCTTTTTCACTACTTATATTGTGTTTTTTATATATAACACATTTATCCAATCCATTTGTTATTGCTGGTTTAGATACTTCATACGACTTAAATCTTTTTTTAAATGTATTAATTATATCATCAGTTATTAATGGTGATTGTTCTATTAAACGATCATATTCTGCACGACATATATTTAAAAAATCATGACAATTTTGCCGTCTATTTGGATCTATTGCTAATTCGATTGATATGTTCCTTCCAAGTTTAGACCATGAAACACCCGCTGATCTATGGTTTTCCATATTTTCACATACTTTTAAAAATGTTTGTAATGTTGATAAAATTCCAGCAAATATATTAACACCACCAACTATTCCTTGCGCCATACTTTTATTTTCTTCATCTATATATGAATCCATACCTACATTTGCTGCTCCAGTTAATGTTGATAAAATAATAACTGGAATAGAAAACATATAATAACGGGTTCTATATTTTTTTTCACTTTTATTGTGCAACCATCTATAACAACTTGCTTTTTCACTCCATTCTGCTAATAATATTTCACATTCATTGCTCCAATGATCTAATTCATTTTTTGGTAAAATAATATCCATATTATATTATATATATATTAATGTTTAAAAAACTTTTTATTGTACATTTTTAATAATTTTGCTTTGCTTGTTGTTGGTTTTCCTTCTTGTTTAAAACCACTCCACGATATATAATAACTTAAATAACCCGCTCTCATTGGGTCATTTGTTTTTAAATCTCGTTCATGTCGTTTTAAATATCGTTCTCTTCTTTCTAAATCTTTATGTTGTAAATAATCTTCCATTTTTGGTGCTCCGAATGAAACAGTTTTAAATTTATTTTTTTCCAAACGAAATAAAGCATTATATTTTTTATTAGATTTTTTTGATGGTTCTATTTTTAACAAAATCGGCATTATATAATATATAATATTTTAAAATACAAACATTAATAATTTAACATAACATATTATATATATTAATGCAATAATAAAATGTAATAAATCAATATAGTCCATATTTCACTTCTGAAATAATTCTATAAATATAAAAATATAAAAATATAAAAAGTTTTAAAATATGGAAAAAGTTTCAGTTCTGAAATATATATGTTTAATATATTTAAATATTTTCTATGTATAAGTATATATAATATGGAAGAAGAATTAATTACTAAATTATTAAATGCTCATAAAAGAAGAATAGAATATAATCGAAATAAATATCATAATGAAAGAAAACACGATGATGAATTTATGAAACAAAATAGAGAAAGATCAAAACAACATTATATAAATAATAAAGATAAAAAACATGATTATTATGATAAAAATAAAGAATATATTAATGCAAAAACTTCTTATAATTATTATAAAAGAAAAAATGAAATAGAAAAATTTAAAAATAAATTTCCAGAAAAATATAAATTATTAATTAAACATAATTTCATAACTGAAACCGAATAATTAAACAATGAAACGATATATATCAGCAGTAATATTTGTACCACCAAATCCTTTACATATATCTATTAATTGTATTTGTGATGTATAAAAATATTCATCAAATCGTTCAGATGCTTCTCCTTCACCTTCCATGATTTGTTTTTTTATTTTTCCTTTAAATTTCTCTTCTGAAGTTTTTTCTAATATATCTTTGATTCTTTTTTCTGGATATTTATCAACTATATTTTCCATTAAAATGAGATCACCTTTTTTTAAATTTTTATTAACTAATCTCGGACATATAAAAACCAAATCATATAATCGTTGTGAATTTCCTTTATTATTATTTAATATTTCTAAACATTTAAACAGAAAATCAAGATAAAATGTTTTATTTCCAACAGTGGTAAAAGGTGGATTGCAATAAATAGTTCTAATATTTTTATAATCATTAACATTTTTTGTTAAAAAATCTCCTTGTGTTATATTTATATTTGGTTGTAATTTTTTTAATATTGCTGCTAATCTTGGACTTAATTCATTTGCATATATATTTTTTGGATTTATATATTTTGATGCCCAGTATGTTATTGCTCCCAATCCAGCAGTTGGTTCTAATATATTATTAGTATTGTTTATTGTGTCTTTTGTTTCATCTAAACAATGAAATGGTGTTGGATAAAAATCAGCAAATACTTTTGCAGAAAATATATATTCTAGTTCATCTTTAAATTGTGGATAATTTTTTTTAAATGCTCTAATATCTCTTGTTGATTTTCCTTTTAATACTTTATTTATATCTTCATAAAATTTATCAATAGAAAATCCTTCTTTTTTTGGTGCTGCTTTTTTTGGTGCTGCTTTCTTTGGTGCTGCTTTTGGTGCTGGTTTCGATGCTGATTTCTTTTTGGCGTCATCTTTTCCATTTAGTTTTTTGGTAATTTCTTACCTAAAGCATCATGCTGTTTAATTAATTTTGATACAACTTTATCTTTATTAAATATATATAATAAACTTGTTGGTAATTTAGTATCTTTATATTTTTTTCTTAATGCTTGTTCTTGTTTTTCATATTCAGCATTGGATTTATCATGCATTCCTTCTGTTGTTCCTTTTTTAATTGCTTGTTTTCTATCATTGATTAAATTTTTAATATGTTTTATTTCTAATTTTAATAATTGTTTGTATAATGGAGTTTTCATAATTGTTTCTTCTTTTGTTTCTTTTTTTAATTTTGCTTCATCTTTTAAATCTTGATCTACTAATATTGCTTTCTTTGGTGCTGATTTCTTTTTAGTCATTGGTGGTGGAGAACCTTTTAATAAATCTTTTTTTGCTTGTGTTTTTGCTGTTTGTTTTTTTTGTATTGCTGTTAATTTTCCTTTTAATTTTTTTGGTGCTCCAGTTTGTGTTCCAATAGTTACAGATTTTCCTTTAGTTGGTACTGTTCCTTTTTTTAATTGTTCTTTAATTTTTTTCTTTGCTTGTACTTTTTTTAATGTATCTTTTGTTGGAAGTGGTGGAACACCTACTTTTGCAACTGCTGCTTTTTGTTGTTTTTTCTTTTCTCTTGTTGCTTTTGCTTTTGTTTTTTTTTCCATTTCTTTTTTCAGTTCTGAAGCAGTTTTAACAATTGGGTTTATTTTTGCTGGTCGTCGTTTCATTGCTGAACCTTTTAAATTTAATAAATTTTCTTTATGATTAATTACATAACCTTTTTTTTCTATAAATTTAATTAGATCTGCTCGTTTTAATCCTTTAATATCCCAATCCATTGCTTTATTGTGTGCTTTAACCAATGCTTTTATAGCATTTGTTTTTAACTCTCCATTTTTTAATCTAATACTCATAATTATATATTAATGATAAATATAATTTTTTATAATTTATTTTTATTACTTTTTTTATTACTTTTTTTATTTTCATTTTGTAATATTTCATCAATGATATTAAATGATGTATTAATTTGTCTTTGTATTTTAAATATAATACTACTACTTTTATTAACATTTGCATAACTTCCATCGGGGTCATGTATCGAACAAGTTATTGATGATAATTTTGTTGGTTTTCCAATTGTAAATTCTATATTGCTTTCACCTCCGAAATAATAATCTGATTGTGGATTTTCTTTATTTGCAATTCCAACAATCGGCATATTCGTTATATTACTTTTTCCACCAACAAAAACACTTTGAGGAACAATATCACTTCTTATTGTATAATATCCTTTAATCATACTTGTTGGAAAATTTCTAGCAACTAATTGGATTGATGTGGTTTTTTGATTTATTGGTGGATAAACTGTTAAATTATGAAAATCAATATCTGGTGGTGGATCGAGATCGGTTTCATAACTTCCATCGTCTTTATAAGTAAATAAATTAAATGTTGTTGGTATATTATCCGTATATAATGGAATGGAATTTTCATTTACATTCCAAGTTTTTGTATCTGTTGATTGTATAAAAGCATTTGTTGTTGGAACCATTAAATCATTAACATTACTATTATCAACCCTTTTATTTCTATTATTAATACTACTATTAAATTGTTCATAACTAAAACCCATTATACCCCATAAACCTTCCTCCCAAGTATCTTCATCATATCCCATATCCTCAAAAAATATTCCACTTTTACTATCAAAAATAGTAAATGCTTCATAACATCGATTAAATGGTAAAAATGTTTGTAATCCCGCCTCATTTTCTGTTTTTCCATTTCTTGTATAAAATGTTTTTGGTAATTGGTATGGAATTATATTTGGACAATATTCATTTAAATCTTGTAATGGATTTATTTTATAAACTATATCACCCGCAGAATCTGGAACATCTGCAGTTAATTGAGCAAATTTAGATGTACTTGCCGAAGTCGTATTTGCTATTGTTGTTTCCATATAACGACCTCCATCAGCATATCTTGGAGCAAGATTTTCATTCGTGTGCAAACTATCAAATGAAAAATGCTCTCCATCCCAAATACATTTTGGAGAATCAGCACCAACATAACGACGATTGATATAACCCTTAATATCATCACTCGTTGCAACTCTATTTTCATTTGCTGTTTGATTATTATCTGGAAAACCATATTTAGAACATTGGAAAACATTATTAAAAGTTGCACCATAATAATTTGCTGAACATGTTAAACCATTAAATAAACCAATTGCTGGATTTGCTGCTGCTGTAAAATGCATATCATATCCCCATTTTCTTCCAGCATCTATTTTATCATTTTCATTTTTAAATTCATCAAATGGAAATGTTAAATTTGTATCTATATTATTTGGATAAATATCAATATAATATGTATAAGTATCATCAACAGCATTATAAACTTCAGATTTACCAAAACACCCATAAGTCAATTTATTTTTAATTATATCTGGATTGTCATAATATATATCACGATCATTTTCATTATAATAAACTAAAAATAATTTTGACATTTTCTGAAAAACACTTGTTACACCCGAACCAACAAAAGCATTTCTATAATTGCTACTTCCTAACATTGTATGTGTTTTTAAATAGTGGTTATAATTATCGATTGTTATTAATTCTACTTTTAAATTTCTACCTTCTGGTATATCAACATCAATTGCAGTTTCTAATGTTAATGTTTGGTGGTCATCTGTTGCAGAACCAACCGAATCAGTTACATTTATTTTTCCAGTAAATAATGGAGTTTCTGAACCATCAAATAATAATACTTTATAATAAATAGAACCGACTTTAAATAAATCATCTGGATCACCATTCCAATCAACATTAATAGTTGTTGCTGGTGTTGTATAATTTAAAAATACTTCAGTATCTGAAACAGCATTTGGTGCTAATGCTGGATCTATTTCTATTGTTCTATCATTCTCAACTTGATTCATGTGAAAAAATCTAGTATTATCAATTGTTTGTTTGTTGTTATACATTCCATTTCCATAGGTAAAAGCACTTGTATCAGCACCATCTTCTGCGTTCCAACTTTCCCATATTTCGGGATATAATTCTTGTGAATTTATAAATTTTTTAAATTTATCTAAATTTTCTTTTGTATATAATATATTTGTTTTTAAAGGTTCCATATTAGTTTCATCATTTACATAATCAACTCTTAATTGACAACCCAATAATCGAGTTGATTCTGTTGTAAATTCATTTTCATTAATAGTTTCTATTATTACTTTATCACCCGAAGCAATAATTGTTCCGCCAGTCGTTCCAATAATAACTATTTCTTGTACTTTATTAATATCTTGATCTTTTATTTCTGCAATTATACATGATGATGGAGTTAATGGATTGTTTGGAACTGAAATTAACATATTTGCATCATAAGATAAAGTCAAAGGAGTATCACCAGTTAAAACAAATACCGAATTTGTTTCTGTTTCTGTATTTTCTTCTGCTGTATAAGTTGTAAATATTCTATCAGTTGCATTTAAATTTATATGTTGTCCAAATTCATATAATTCGGGGCGTTTCCAAGCAACACATTGATAATTATTATACCAACGAGTTTCTGATTTAGTTCCCGCCCAACCAAATTCTTGACTATTCATTAAATCACGATTTGCACAATTAAAAGTTTTATATGTGTTGCTCTCAATCATATTAGAAATAATAGTATTTCCAACTTCATTATCTGCTTCATTTTGAGTTGGATTCGAACTATATACTAAATTGCTTATTGATTGTGTTTCTTGTAATTTTTTTGTTATAGAGTCAGCAATAAATTGTGCTGAATTAAATCCCTTATCAACTTCTATTGTTATTTTTTCTCTGTATCTATAATATTGTCTGTATTCTGGATCCATTGTATAATGATCACTTGGTTCTGGTATATCACCCAAACCACCATTAATTCCAATTGATCGTTCTATACCCAATTTAGAATATTGAGAAACAAATAAAGTAAATTTATTATTATCATTTATAACACGATAAACTGCTCCTATACTATTTCCATTACTATATGGAGACAATTTATAATCTCCTTTAATTATAAAATTTTTATCAACTACTGGATATATATATCCTTCAGCACCCGAATCATCTCTTGTAAAATCAAAACTTTCTACAGTTGTATTTGCACCAGTTCCCGTTGGATCACCACCTAGTCCCAATGTTCCGTATGAACTTCTTGGAAGTGAAAAATAACCAGTTCCATTTGTATTTTTATAATAACCAATTATTAAATTAACAATATTATCTTTTAATTCTATATCTTCAGTCGTTTCAGTTATAACTGATTCTGTATATCTATTTGTTATAACTTCTTTTTTAACATTTTCTGTTACATAAGTAAATGATTTTGTTTTTGGTAAAGTTTTTCCTTTTAATTCTATTGTATCTTGTGTTCCCGCTCCTTTTTCACTTATGAAACTACCATATAATGAAACTTTATCACCAGCATTTAATTCATATATATTCGATAATGTATTTGTCCATGAAGCAGCATTTTCATCGTTTCCACTTTCTGCTTCTTCACTTCTTAAACGATTGCATTCTACTAATTCATTTTGTATGTATCCATCCATATTATATATTATTAGTTTATATTATATTTTTTTTTTATTTATTATACATATATATATAAAATGAATAATGACAACTCTGAAAACCAAATAATCGATACACCCGCAGCACCCGAAACAACCCCAGCACCCGTTAAAAAAGCAAGAAAACCATCAGCAAAAATGACAGACAAACAAAAAGCAGATTTAAAAAAACACATGGATAAAATGACAGATATGTCAGTAAGTGAAAAAAAATCACATCGTATGAAATTAATGGGTAAGATGAGAAAGGATCCAAAAATGACAGCAACCAAAGCACATAAATTAATTTCATAAGTGAAAGTTTTTCCATATTTTAAAACTTTTATATTTTTATATTTTTATTTTTTTTTTTTACATTAATTTCATAACTGAAATTTAATATTTATAATATATATAATATGACAAAAAAAGGTGAATTAAAATTACCACAAATAAAAGAACTTGCTAAAGGTTTAAATCATATACTTGCAATTAAAAATATATCAAGTTCTTCTCGTTCTGCATTAATAAGACAAATCGAAGAAAAAGGTTATAAAATAGATCATGTTAATAATAAATTAGTTAAAGGTCGTGGTAAAGTAATGAAAGCACCAAAACCAAAAGAAATAATACAACCAAAAGAAAAAAGAAGAAAAGAATTTATTAAAAAATCTAAAGCGGGTCGAGGTGTAAGTAAAGCAGATATAATAACAAGTAAAATTGCATTAGGTACTGGAAAAAAAGCAAAAGTATCAGCACCACCAAAACCAAAAGCAAAACCAAAGAAAAAGAAAAAACAATATGACGAAATTTAATATTTATTCTAACCAAATTATATCTCTTGGTAAATTCATTTTATAACAATAATAAAAACAATCAAAGTTACATTTATTTTGTAATTCATTTCCATTTTTTACAAATTGGATTCTTTTTCTTGGAATAATTATTTGCAATGGATTATCTGTATTTTTAAAATTTTCTCTAAAATATTGTGTGGATATTTTACTAGAAGGTAAAATTAAAATAAATGGTTTATCTAATTCTTTTAATCTATTCATAATATCTTTTGATTTACTGAATGGTGGATTACTTATAACAATATCACCTTCATTATTCTCAAAAAAATCATTATCATTATGAATAACATTAAAT